CATGTCTTAGAGTTGTTAGATGCAGGAGAATACACAGGTAACATGGTTGCGTTACCTAATAACAGGGTAAGGGTTACTCACCCTGCTTGGTTTGAGACAGGTGAAGGTGCTCCTGACTTTAGGCCAAATCAGCATACGTTTAATTCTAAAGAGGACGTAGACTACGTTTGGGATACACAAAGAGTTTTTAACAATCTTTATCAGGAGACAGAACAATGAAAATGAAGAAAAAAGGAATGGCTAAGGGCGGGGCCATGATGAAGAAAAAGGGCATGGCTAAAGGTGGAGCTATGATGAAGAAAAAAGGTTATGCTGCTGGTGGTGCAATGCCAATGAAGAAGAACCCTGCAACAGGTGAGATGATGCCTGCCTATGCTATGGATGGCAAAGGTAAGATGAACAAGGGTGGCATGGCAAAGAAAAAAGGTATGGCTAAAGGTGGAGCCATGATGAAGAAAAAAGGCTATGCTAAAGGCGGTATGAAAAAAGGTTATGCTAAAGGCGGTAAGGTTATGACTTACAATGTTGGCGGTATGGTAAAGAGCAGTGGCAGTCTTAACACTGGAATTAAAAAAGCTTAATGGCTTTAAAGAAATCTCAGAAAAGTCTTAAGTCTTGGACCAAACAGGATTGGCGAACAAAGAGTGGTAAGCCTTCTACCCAAGGTCCAAAAGCTACTGGTGAAAGATACTTACCTAAGAAGGCTATTAAGTCTCTTAGTTCTTCTGAGTACGCTGCTACGACTAAAGCTAAACGTAAAGGAACTTCTGCTGGAAAACAAAACGTAGCTCAACCAAAGAAAATAGCAGCTAAAGTAAAACCGTATAGGAAAAAAACATGAAGAACTATCTTAAGCGTATTTTACGTGCAGTACTTAATAGGGCGTGTCCCTGCAACAAATGTGAATGTTCATAGAAGGGATAAGATAATGCTAAGGTTTGTAAAATATTTAGGATTTGTTTACAGGATTCCAGGAGTTGGGCCACAAGCTAAACGAATGGTAGACGAGCTTGTAAAGAATGGTGGTAAAATAGTTATGAAACCACCAGGAGGTTTTAAACCTCAAACAGTTACACCAGGTAATATATCTAATATAATTAAGGGTGGCAGAGGATCACCTGCTACAGCTAAACCTACTAGTGGTGGTACTTCTGTAGCTAGACCTAAGCAAACATCACCTTCTGGTTCGTCTAGTGGTGGTACTTCTGTAGCTAAACCTAAGCAAACATCACCTTCTGGTTCGTCCAGTGGAAATACTTCTGTTGCAGGTGGTGGTAGGTCAACAGCAAAGAGAACTATGAAGGACATAACTCCATCTGCAAAGAGGTTGGGTACAAATGTAAGCGCACCAAAAGGTAGGGGAAGATCACCTATTACAGGGATTAGGGCAGGAGCTTTGGCTACTGGCGTACTTGCGACTGGGGCAGGAAAAACAGAAAAGAAACCTGTTGGTAAGAATCCAAATGCTGCTCGTAAGAAACGGATAGCAGAAGGAAAGAAACGACCAATTAAAGATCCAGTTAAAAAGGGTCCAATGACTCTGACTACTTACCTCAACACTGAAATTAAGAAAAGAGGTTCTTCAGTTACAGCAGAGAAGAAGGGTTCTGATAAGTACACTAGTATCTCAGCTGCTAAGAAAGCTGGTTCCCTGTACTACAAAAACCCTAAGACTGGTAAAATTATGGCAGCAGTTTACAAAGAAGACTTGAAGAAGTAATGTTTAATTTTATTGGTGAAGACTAACTTTAATACTTTAGTACAGGTGGGAAGGACTACTCTTAATGGTACGTCAATTAACAGACAAGCAACAAAAGTTCTTAGACGTTCTTTTTGATGAAGCACAAGGTGATCCCATTAGAGCAGTCAAGCTCTCTGGGTACGCTGATGGCACGTCTGCTTCTTCGGTAACAGGTTCCTTAGTAGATGAGATTGCAGAACTAACTAAGAAGTTTATTGCACAGTCGTCTACTAAGGCTGCTTACACAATGTTTAGTGTAATGGCTGATCCTACAGACCTAGGGGTTAAAGAAAAGATGCTTGCAGCTAAGGACATCTTAGATAGAGCAGGCTTTACTAAAACAGATAAGGTAGAAGTGAAGACCTCAGAACCTCTCTTCATCCTGCCATCTAAGGAGTCTGATGACTAAAAGAGCAAGTAAAGCAGAATATCCAGATAAGGTAGAGTGGAGGATACCTTTGAAAGGAGAGATGGGTGAATGGTATCCCATCATACGAGTAGGACGACACATACCCTTTGGTTATAAGCAGGACGAGGATGATCCAGATCTTCTTATTCCGATTCCAGAAGAACTAGAACTTCTAGAAAAAGCAAAACTCTTTCTCAATGAGTACAGTGTTAGACAAGTAGCCCTGTGGTTATCTAAAAACTCTGGTAGAAAGATCTCACATGTAGGGTTATATAAACGTGTCCGAATCGAAGAAAAAAGGCGCAGGTCGTCCAACAACTCTAGGCAATATGCCAGGCGGTATAAAGAGGCGGCAACCAAAGCGGAAAAAATCGAAAAGCAACGTATCGGAGGTAGAGCCACAAGAACTATCAACGGACAGCAAAACTGGGAAGACGTTAATCCTTGGGTCGAAGACGAAGACTCCAGCGACAGTTAAGCCAGCGCCTTTCGATGTTGAAGCTGCACAGGAAATTATCTTTGAGCCTAACGCAGGACCACAGACTAAGTTTCTAAGTGCCACTGAACAAGAGGTTCTATACGGTGGGGCAGCTGGGGGTGGAAAGAGCTACAGTCTAGTTGCTGACCCTGTTCGTTACTTAAACAATCCTAATGCTAGGATGCTTTTGGTTCGTCGTAGTACTGAAGAACTAAGAGAACTTATATCAGTCTCTAAGCAACTATACCCTAGAGCAATACCTGGTATTAAGTTTATGGAACGAGACAAGACGTGGGTGGCACCAAGTGGAGCTACACTTTGGATGTCCTACCTAGACCGTGACGATGACGTTATGAGATACCAAGGTCAGGCCTTTAATTGGATTGGCTTCGACGAGTTGACACAATGGGACTCAAGCTATGCGTGGACTTATATGCGCTCAAGATTACGTACTACCAAGGCATCAGGGTTACCTCTCTACATGAGAGCAACAAGTAACCCAGGTGGACCAGGACACCAGTGGGTAAAACGAACTTTTATTGATCCAGCTGAGCCAGGTAATTCGTACTGGGCTACAGATCCAGAAGGTGAAACAATCTGCTGGCCTAAGGGACACACTAGAGCAGGAGAACCACTGTTTAAAAGAAAGTTTATTCCTGCTACTCTGTTTGATAACCCATACCTTTCAGACGATGGTATGTACGAAGCTAACCTACTCTCTCTACCTGAGCACCAAAGACGACAACTCCTTGAAGGTGACTGGGATATTAACGAGGGAGCAGCATTCTCTGAGTTTAATAGGAAGATTCACGTAGTAGACCCATACGACATACCTTCTAGCTGGACTAGGTTTAGGGCATGTGACTACGGATACGGATCTTACACTGGGGTTGTTTGGATTGCTATCGCACCAGACGAACAGTTAATTGTTTATAGGGAGTTATACGTATCAAAAGTTTTAGCTACAGATCTAGCAGAAACTATTTTAGAACTTGAATCAGCAGAAAAAATAAGGTATGGTGTTCTTGATAGTTCTTTGTGGCATAAACGTGGAGACACAGGACCAAGCCTAGCAGAGACTATGATTATGAAAGGATGCCACTGGCGTCCATCAGACAGATCAAAAGGTTCACGTGTTGCAGGTAAGAATGAAATACATAGACGACTACAGGTTGATGACTTTACAGAAAACCCAAGGATGGTCTTTTTTAATAACTGCACTAATACAATAGCCCAGCTGCCTTCTATTCCTCTTGATAAGAACAACCCAGAAGACGTAGACACCAAAGCAGAAGATCACCTATACGATGCTTTACGTTATGGAGTAATGACAAGACCAAGAAGCAACCTGTTTGATTTTGATTCAACTGATCAGAGAACAGGCTTTCAAGCAGCTGACCCTCAATTTGGATACTAGACTAAGGATCTACTATGGAAGAAGATGACATCTTGAATGAAGAAGTAAACATGGATGCCTCAGAAGTGTCTTTTATTGAAGATTCTGAAGAGGGTCTTAATACAGATGAACCTGTTGGCTCTATACTACAGTACGTTCAACAACGTTTTTACAAAGCAGAAGAGGCAAGGTATACTGAAGAGCAGCGTTGGATTAAAGCTTACAGAAACTATAGAGGACTGTACGGGCCAGATGTTAGCTTCACTTCTACTGAGAAGTCTAAGGTATTTGTTAAAGTAACTAAGACTAAAGTACTTGCTGCCTACGGTCAGATCGTTGAGGTACTCTTTGGTGCCAACAAGTTTCCAATTAGTATTGATCCTACCGTACTTCCTGATGGTGTACTTGAAGCTGTTTATGTTGAGACAGACGAAAACGTCAAGAAGATGAATGCTGATGGTCAGGTAGATATACCAAAACTAGAACCAGGTGAAACATTTCCTGAGTTTCAAGAGCGTCTTGCTGGTCTAAGAAGTAAACTTGAGCCTTTAGGTGATAAAGTTAAAGAAGGTGAGGGAACTACTCCAACTCAAGTTACCTTCCATCCAGCTATGGTTGCAGCTAAGAAGATGGAAAAGAAGATACATGACCAACTAGAAGAGTCTAATGCACGTAAAGAACTACGTACAACAGCCTTTGAGTGTGCACTGTTTGGCACAGGTATCATGAAGGGTCCATTCGCAGTAGACAAAGAGTATCCTAACTGGTCAGAAGAAGGTGAGTACGATCCCATAATAAAAACTGTACCTAAGTGTTCTTCTGTTTCTACATGGAACTTCTACCCAGACCCTGACGCAATCAACATGGACGATGCAGAGTACGTTGTTGAGCGTCACAAGATGTCTCGCACACAGCTACGTGCACTTAAGCGGCGTCCATTCTTTCGTAAAAATGCTATTGATACAGCTGTATCTATGGGTGAGTCCTACACTAAAGAGTGGTGGGAACAGATCATGGAAGACGAAGCTAACGAGTCTAAGGCAGAACGCTATCAGGTACTTGAGTTCTGGGGCAACGTAGACGTAGCTCTTCTTAAAGATCAGAAGGTAGACGTTCCTGAAGAGTTAGACGAGTACGATCAAGTATCCGTAAATATCTGGACTTGTAACGGTCAGGTTCTACGTCTTGTCCTAAATCCTTTCACTCCTTCTTATATACCTTACTACTCAGTTCCTTATGAGGTAAACCCTTACAGCTTGTTTGGTGTAGGTATTGCTGAGAACATGGACGACACACAGACCTTAATGAATGGCTTCATGAGGATGGCAGTAGACAATGCTGCTCTCTCAGGTAACCTAATAATCGAGGTTGATGAGACAAACTTGGTGCCAGGCCAAGACCTATCTGTGTACCCAGGAAAAGTCTTTAGGAGACAGGGGGGTGCACCAGGACAAGCCATCTTCGGCACTAAGTTCCCTAACGTATCAAACGAGAACCTACAACTCTTCGACAAGGCTAGAGTACTAGCTGATGAGAGTACAGGCTTTCCTTCCTTCGCTCACGGTCAGACAGGTGTGTCAGGCGTAGGACGTAC